TAAGTAACGATCGAAGATCCGCTCTCGACCGTCTGCTCTTCGGGATCGGCGTCGGCAAACCCTCGAACCGTGTCAATTAGTGTCTGCATTCCTGATCGTGCCATTAGGCCTCGCTCTCTTCCAACCACTTCGCGCGGTTAGCCTGTTCTTTCCAGCCGATATGCGCCCCGCCGTGCCCTGCACAGCGCCGGCAACTTTCAGGCGTTTCAATTGCCGTCAAATACTCGTACAGATTCAACTCTGTCAATCCTTCAAGTGCGATTCCGTCCGTACCTTCAGGCTTACCCAAGATCAACTTTGGGATAAATGGGCTGGTGCAACAGCGGTAAAAGAAGCCGTTATCCAGCACCCTGCAAAAAGTCCTATACCAGCAGCTTCGATAGATACCAGCCGCTTCATGTTCGCTTGCTGTGCGTTTGTAGAGCAGGGTCGTAAAATCCGCCGCTCCACGTTTGACTTTCAAACTCTTGCCATATTCAGCACATTTACGCTGGATAAAATCAAGGTCAACTGGCTTTCCTGGATAGAGTGTCAGGTCAATCTCGTCTACCAGCTTCCAGAACGTTTCAGTCATATCTTTCAGCCTGTACCCGTTAGTCCACACTTCGATCAAATCCACCGTGCCGCTATCTTTTGCAATCTGCAGGATGTCATCAATGCGTTTGTGCAGGGTTGGCTCCCCGCCAATAAGCGCGTAACGCTGGATGTGAGCCACTTTGCCGAACGCTGCCAGATCACGCTCAATCTGCAATGGTTCTGCAAAGGTAGGTTTCTGCATAGGCGCAAAGTGGTTGCAGCCAACACATGCGTTATTGCAGGCAATAGTGATATTGGTTTCAACGTGTTCTATCAGCATGAGTAATCCATGACCTCAAGGTGCTCAAAGTATTTTTCTGGCAAGTTGTACATACCAAAATAAGGCAACGTACCAGCGCCTTGCCGAATAGACTCGTAGCGTGCGGCAATCTCTTCCCGTTGCGCGCGCGTCTTGACAAGAAACTTGTGATGCTCAATCGGGAACGGCACGAGTTGCCCCGTTCCAAACGGGCTGCCAACGTGGATCTCCCTGCGCCCACCCGCCTTCGCCTTCGTGGTTAGCCGCGTCTGGTAGTCAGGCAGGAGCGCGGGCAGGAAATGCCGCGTGTCCTCCCAGAAGTAAGGACGCGGGAAGGCGAACACGTCGCCCGACTCGTACCATTTAGCCTGAAGCCAATCCATAAGCGAACCGCTGATAGTCTCGTCATCATCGAGGCGCAAGATGTAATCGCCGGTACATTTGGCAAGCACCTCGTCAAGCACGCTCTCAAGGTAACCCTTGCTCTTGACTATCACAGCCACATCCGCAAGCCCGACGAACTCCTGCGGAATTTCAGCGCAATCAAATCCGAGTACGAGTTCAGCACCCAGTATGTCAGCATCGGCGCGCATACGCTTTAGGAACTTGCCAGCGTGCGGCTCGCAGTTGGTAACGCAAACGATACTCAGGGTCATGCTTGCCTTTTCAGCACATAGCCGATATTCGAGCTGTTATCACGGCGTTCAACGGATTCCACCGTCCACCATTTGTTTTGTGGGAAGTAGAATTTACCGTAATTGTCAAAGTAACTTGTGCGCCTATCCCAGTAATCAAAAGTATGTTCGTGGAACAAGCGCCGATGCGTCGGGTCAATGTGGCTGTTCTCATGATCCCAAGCCGGCAAGCGCATAACGAGTAGTCCGCCTGGCTTCAATATCCGCCAGCATTCGTCAAGCCATTCGTAGACTTCAGTCTTCAGATGTTCCATGACGTCAAGCGCGATAATCTTGTCAAATTCTTCGTCCTGCCACGGCCAGGGCATTTCGTTCAAGTCCCACGTTACGTCCACGAAATCGGAGTGCTTTTCGAGATCGTGATTGATTGCGCCTTCGAGCGGTCTGATACCACAGCCTAAATGCAGTGTGCTCACGCTTTTACCGCGTCTTCAAAACTAATAGGATTGCCAGCCTTGATAATCTGTTCCATCTCTTTCAATACCGGCTTCCAGTACTGTCTGGTAACATCATCGGCATCGTATGGCAGTGCGCCCCGTCTTGCCTGATTGCGCAACTCATAGTCACCCTTCGCGGCATAGGCTTGTTCCATTCGGTCATAGATCGCGGCAGTTGTCGCCTGCCATTGGAACGCGTCAAAGAAGTCGTGATAGACCGGCAGCGCTTCTTCTTTTAGCACCTTCCAACCGGCAAAACACAACTCGCTCATAGAAGTCCAATCGCCAACGATCACCGGCGTTCCGCACGCCTGCGCTTCCAGTATCGGGATGCCGAAGCCCTCACCAAGCGCAACGTTGGTCAGTACATCCATTGCATTGTAAGCATCGACCATGTAAGGGTCTGGAAAACCAAGCCCATACATGTATTGGTCGCATATCTTTACGTCTTCGCCGATCTTCAATCCCATCCGGTTGACGAACTTGATAAGGTTCACAACTTCACCACCGTGAGTACCATCATCGGTATGCAGGTAGAGCATCGTGTCAGGGTGGGCGGCGTGTAGAGCAGCAAAGGCGGCTATTTGCTCATAGAACGCTTTTCGTGACGGGTTGCCTTTATTGGCTGCAACCATTCCAACAATAAACTTGTCCTGATCCCAACCAACGTGCTCACGCGCTTCTTTGCGGTCAACCGGCTTGAATATGTCCGTGTCAACAGCGTGAGGCACATACCAAACGTCAAGCCCAGCCTGCTCTGCCATCTTCAATCCAAACTTGCTCATTACAATCCCTTTGGTTGCCTTGCGAGCCGATGCGAGTACGTTGGCCGGCATCGGTTCGTGATCAATCGGATACCAGGGGAACCAGGGCATCGGAATGTTTTCTGGCTGTACTACCCAAATATCGAGCAAAGTGACAACTGCATCCGCTTGATCCCAAACAGCGTGCGCTCCAATCACATCCTGCCCATACGGGTGCTTGTAGTTCGGGTAAACTTTGACGCCATTGATATTGAGTACACCGCTTTGCACGCCGTAGAAGGCCGTGATCGAAATACCACCATCGAGCAACTTTGCAAGGCGCGGTACGAACAGCTTTGTTTGATTTCCGTAGCCAGTGCAGGCCGCCGGTGAATTGCTAAACCAGTTCAATCTCATATTGTCTCAAGCCTCCAGCTTGTTCGCTCCGATAGGGCAGGAAAGCGGTGGAGCATGCCGTTTATCGGGGTATACGCCCTATTCCTGCCCATAATTATTTAGTCCTTGTTAGGACGAAGTCCCCACAAGATTTACGCCGTGAGTCGGCTGATACACGCCATACGCGTATTCCATTGACGCGTTCAATTCCCAGCCGCCGTTACCGCTGATCTTTGCATCATATTGAGGCTCGATCTTGAACGGTTGGCGAATGTCCAGCACCAGCGCGTCGCGGACAAACATGCCGCCGACCGCAGCCGTGCCGGAAGTGATATTGGCATCAACGAAGAAGTCAATGCCGCCGAATGACGCCTGGTAGAACGTGCCAACCACGCTGTCCTTGATCGCCTCGGACTGCATGAGCGTGGGCACGCCGGACGAAGCGCTGGTCAGGTAGTACCACTGCACAGGATGCAGAATACAGGTGTAAGGACCCGCCAACTTGTTTGTGCGCATTTTCGCTTGTGCAAGGAAAATGTTTGCCCAAGTCAGCGTGCCGCCAGCCGTGCCAACTGTGCCGCCAGTCAAGCTTGAGAACAAGCCTGCCAGCTGGGTGTCGACCGAAGATGCAAGTGTGTTGCCCAAGTGAACGCCAGCCTCGCGCTGTGCGCGACCTGGTTCTGCACGCAAGCGGCGGTTGGTCAGTTCGATCATCTGCGCGTAAACTGCAGGGGTCAAAGTGCCACCAGCGGAAGCGTTGAAAGCCTGGGCAGCGTTGTCAGCGGACTCAGCCACCGCAAGGAACGTGCCGCCCGAATAAGAGCCGAACACGCGAGGTGCAGGGGAAGTCGAGTCCTGCCAGACTTCAATGTGGGGCGAAATGACGTTGCCTTCGAAGGCAGCGTGGATCGCGTTGTTGTATACATTTGCAACCAGCGTTGAAATGCCGGTGTATGTTGATTCGTTAGCCATAAGTTATTCTCCCTATTGGTTCCCTCCGAAAGGAGGGAATACTACGCCGCCACCTAAGAACGGGTTGGCTTGCTTCTCGCCGGCTTTCCACCGCTTATGAGCCTCTTCAAAAGTATCAGTCTGCGTTGACTTTTCGCCTGGATTGGTCGCTCCAATGTTCGGTGCGGCTTTTTGTTTAGGTTGCGCTTCCAGCAGTAGCTTCGCGTCAGCTTCCAGTTCTTCCGGCGTCTCGCCTTTCAACCTGTCAGCCAGTACACTCGGCAATCCTACTTTCGCGGCAATGGTCTGCTGCAATTGCTTGATCGTCAATTGCTTGACCTGTGCTTCAAGTTCCTGCGCGTGTTTGTTGGCGCGCTCAAGTTCGGTCATCTTGGCTTCCTTGCGCTTCGCCTCTTCCTGCTCAAACTTCGCCAGCTTCTTGAAGTGTCGATCGGCTTCATCCGCCTTGTTCTTAGCACGGCGTTCTGCCTCTTCCAGTCGCGCTTTCAATTCCTCAACCGTCTCGGTCTTGGTTTCTACTTGCACATCGTTTGCGGCCGTCTCGGTCGCGTTCTGTTCGTCCACCATCTCGGTATCCTCCAATTAGTTCTTGATTAATTCGCTAAGCGGCGTCTGTGTCAGCATCTCGCCGTACACATCATCGTGCCGCCTCGTGGCCATATCAGACAGGTCAAACTTGCCTGCCTGCCATGCTTCAAATGCCCCGTTGCCCATCATCTCGCGCTGTTGGCTCTCAGGTAATGCTTTGAACCAATCCGTCCCCAGTTGGCTTTGGTCGCTAAACCCTTTCACAACGGGAATACTGGTGCAGCGGCAGTTGTAATGACTGTCCATGCTTTCATCGAGGCTGTGAACCGTGCCATGCTCAACCGCGCAAGCCAT